CAGTGATTCAACCAAACCATCTAATATATTTGAACAATCGGTATTGTTGTTGGTTGGTAAACCAGTTAAATTCAAATTTAATGGTGTACATGGGTCACCACCACATACATAAAAACCACTATTTGGGTTATTTGTCAAGTATGTGTATAAATTACCGCTACCTATTGCTGGGTGCAAGTTATTATTTTCATAAACTGTTTCCAAGGTATTTGCGCTAGTAACTACATCCAATGTCATAGAAACATCCAATGTCTCAAAAAAATCAATTGGTTTTGAACAAGTGATTGTTTGTGTAGTGGCACTAGCGTTTAAACTGGTTAGTAAAATATTTAAAGATTGTAAAACTGATTCACATTCTTGTTGAAGAGTGATTTGTTCTGATAACGAAGTTGTAATCACACTAACGTTATTATTATTGTTTAGTGGTTGATTTAATTGATTTTTATAATAACTTATCTTATTAGCTATCGTTTCACATTCAACAAGTTGTTGTTCAATTTGTATTTGTAATGCTGTTATTTGACTTTGTATACTTGGGTCAATTGTTGATTGGTATGACATTGAATCACCCAACAACATATTAGACAAAGTTTCACATTTTACTTTGAATAAATAATCAAAATCAATATCTAAAACACATGTTTCACCAGAAAAACTAGGAACTTCAAATATATTTCCATCGTTACCTTTAGGGTTTAGAATTACCTTGAAGACATTCTCAATGTTACACGTCTGTTTTTCAGACCATAGACATTCTTGTGTGTTTACGTCAAAAATATACCCAGAATTTAAAGCTAAACAACAGAATTTGGTGAGAACAAGTGGCACAAACCCTCCAACGCTATTTGGCCTAAAAACGGATACGGTACCGTCTAGGTTTTCAACAACCTTTGGATTTACATAACAACTTGTGTTTAATGGCATACTAGTAATTTTTATTTATAAATATTGTTTATTTTTTTTATATATAACAATTTTATTGAATTTTTTTAGGTAATTGTGTTGGTGGTTTTGGTGGTGGGTTAAAACAAGATGTTGTACCTATTACCCTATTTTGATAAAAAGTATACAAATTGCCAGAAACACCCAAGGCCAAATCATTTAAACCAGCTGCCGTTAATTGACAACCGTAACCTATTTGACCATTGTATGGGTCAACAATGTTAGGAACACGTATTGTATAACTAGTATTGCAATTGCAACCATCTGGTGTTACTACTGACATAGTACCATCTGGTTTTATAAATTGCAAATAATTGTTTTGTATACCAGTATACGTTGATGATAATGGTGGTAACAAAATAGAAATAGTGTCCATCATCCATTTACACGCAATTGTGCAACCACATTTACCAGAATTATCACAACACGCATAACCAGTATTTGTAATGACACCATTTGTTGTTTCATCATAAAGAAACGGAGTACCGCCATTTAACGTACAACATTCTTTTGGCGTATAATAACTTGTATTATATATTGGACCGTTATTGTTTGAAAATACTGTACCGTCAGTATTATATTGATAATATTCGAATACATAAAGACCTACAGACGTATCGTCAAATGGGGCACTGGCTAATGAATCACCACAAGGATTAAGTGGTATAGGTTTGGTGCTTTTGTTGAGGCAAAGACTTAAAATGTTGTCGCTAGTCGGTGTTTCGCAACCACAATCATTTAATACTGGTGTTGGGTTAGGGTCCAATTCTATAGATGGTGTAAATACAATACAATCATTGATATTTATACCATTTTCACTAAGAATAGATACTGTATCAACTGTAGTCGCTGTTGACACCCCATTATCAAAACTACCAGAATCATAATTTGTGTATAAATTTTGACTATCAGTTGTTGTTGTTGTAGTATTAATAGTAACTGGTGAAAAATTAGGTATAAGACTTCTAAATTGATTAAAATACTTGTATCCACCGTCATAAGGACCAACGTGTGGATTGTTACCAGTTAATATATCTATTGTTGAACCAGAGCCACCTGTTTCTCTATACCAAAGACCATCATTTTGGAAATACATGTTTACTGTGTCAGCCAAAGGTCTTGGGTAACCTTCAGAATCTATAGGGTAAATAGATATGTCATCGTTTAAACCATTAAGTCTTAATACTTCTTTAAATAAATCAACATTTATTGGTGCTTCGGCTTTATAAATGTATTCATTGAAGTTTACCAACCCTTTGGGTGCACCAATAAATCTAAGCAAAAACTCAATTGATTTACGAGTTCCCTTGGATTTCCATAACCATGGTGAATTTAAGATGATTCTTCTCCAAAGTTCAGTATCTGCTTCAACAGCTGTTAAACCAACTGATTGACCACTGTATGTTGATGGTCTCGTTGTGACATAATTTGTCAATAAATCATTTTCCAATACTGAAGATACCAAATCCCAACCCAATACTCTTGCTAAATCTTTCAAATAAACATCTGGTGTGTTATCTTGTTTATCGTAAGTTACTGTGTTTGCAAATTGAATACCAGAGATAAACCTATTTATCTCATCAAATTCAGCACCATATAATTGAAGTGTTTTATTCATTTTTTGACCAGTGGTGTCTTCATCTGATGAAGATACATATACTGGTGTTGTGTCAAATTGAGTTATAGATTCTGACACCAAAAATCTATTCATTAAGTTACTAGATACCAAATCATTTGATGATGATAATTCAAATAAACTAGATGCATATGTGTTATAATCTGTTGTGTTAAAATCAATATTATACCCATCTGATACTGGCCACGTTAAAGTCTTAGAGGTATATAAAATAACACCTTGTTCAGTTTTTATAGGGTATTTGAAAACACATGTATATATAGGATAAACATTTCTATTCAATAAAAAAGCCTCTAAATCTGGTAAAGTATTAAAGAATTTGTCTGAATTAAGTTTACTAGGTTTAATGTGATAATAATTAATTGAATTACTTACACCAGAAAATGGGTCACCTTTGACAGAAAAATAAGCGTAATCATTTGTTTCATATGTTGAAGCCGTATAATTTAAAATAGGGTATTCAGCTCCATTTATTAAAACAACATATGATTTATAATTTACAGTAAAATTTCTTAAATCGTTTGTTGCATTAAATGTATTTACTATACTTCCGTTTGACGTGTAAATGATTTGAAACGTATTATTGATAAATGATGTGTTTATTTTAAAATTAGCTATTTCATTTATGTTATCATAAACATAATTTTCAGCCGTATAACCAGTAATATTAAAACCAGAATTAGAAATAGTTATTGGGGTTAGGTATAATGATGCTGGCCAATTAATAATAATGTTTTCAAGTGCTACTCTTACATATTCACTTAAAGAACCAAATAAAGCGTAGTAATTTAAGTTACTTTTATCCAAATTAAGGAATACACCAGCATTATCAGCCAATAATGTTTTGGTTTCTTCTAACGATACCTTTAAATCATCTAAAGTTAAAAACTGAGAAAACTTAGATGTATTATAAGTCTTGCTTAATTTAGGGTCAAAGTTTGTTGTAATAGCAAAATTACCCATTGTTAATAACGGGGTACCGCCATTACTAGCTAACTGAAGGCCAACTAAATCTGGTGTAAAATTTCTATACTCAATCCCATCAGTATAAGAAACTTTTTGTGCATAACCAACTACCTTTATTCTATCTGACATTTTCAGTTAATAATTTATCTTCAATTTTTTCATTATAAGCTATTCTAATAAGTCTTATTTTATTATCTTCACAAAAATTATTTTTTATTTTATCTTTTTTTTGTCTATTTAACAACCCAATTTCACCACCCCAAATTTTAAACGCTTTAAAATGTTGTATTCCATCATATTCAATACATATATTAGTATCTGGTAAATAAAAATCAAATGGTAGTTCTCTAATATCCCTACATTTTGCAAACCTTTTTTGTGTTATATAATTAATTTCTTTATTATCTAAATATTCTTTAATCAATAACTCACCATTAGATTTATTACAAGTCGGACAACCATGCCTATTATTTATATGGTTAGTTGATATTTGTTCGAATACACCATGAA